GGTGCAATTAAACTTGCATACAATCCACAACAATCAGAAAGAGATATTCTCTACAAGGCTAGAATCAACCCAGTTGTTGATTTCCCAGGCCAAGGTGTAGTTCTCTTTGGTGATAAGACTGCTCTAACAAAACCAAGTGCATTTGATCGTATTAACGTGCGTAGATTGTTCCTTGTTCTTGAAAAAGCAATTGCTACTGCTGCTAAATTCCAACTCTTTGAGTTCAACGATGAGTTTACACGGGCTCAGTTCCGTAACTTAGTTGAACCTTTCTTGAGGGATGTGCAGGGTCGTAGAGGTATTACTGATTTCCAAGTTGTTGCTGATGGCACAAACAACACGGGTGAAGTCATTGACCGAAACGAATTTATTGCCGACATCTATATTAAACCAGCAAGATCAATTAACTTTATCTCTCTTAACTTTGTTGCAGTTCGCACAGGCGTTGAGTTCAGTGAAGTAATTGGTCAATTTTAAGGAGGTAACATAACATGGTTGGAACAATAGATCAATTTAGAGCCCAACTAATTGGTGGCGGTGCCAGAGCTAACCAATTTAAAGTAGAAGTTTTAGTACCTCAATTGCCTGGTATTAGTAACTTTGATATTAGAAAGGCTTCTTTTCTTTGCAAGGCCACTGCGCTACCAGCAATGGCTCTTACAGAAATTGAAATTCCTTTTAGAGGAAGGAAGATTTTTCTTGCAGGGGATAGAGACTTTCCTGATACATGGGATGTAACATTCCTTAACGATACAGATTTTGCAATCCGTAACGCTATGGAACAATGGTCAAATGCTATTAATAACCTTGCAACGGGTCAAGGTGAAAGTAATAGTTTGGCATACTGTGCTGATATGACCGTATCTCAGTTAGATAAAGATGATAGAGTTTTGAAACAATATAAGTTTATTAATGCTTGGCCGTTGACTATAAGTAATATTGAACTTACTACTGAGGCAGCAACTGCTGTTGAAGAGTTTCAAGTATCATTTAGATATCAACACTTTCTAACAAACGAAGTTGAGACATCAGGAGCTTCATTTACAGTTACTGCGTCACTCACTGTATAAGTGACTTTATAAACCTACTAAATAAAGGAGTAGGGAGATATGAAATATTATGGCTGAACTTTTCGGTTTTACAATTAATCGGGCTAATAAGGAAACGGGTGGTGAACAAGTCTTCACCACCCCAACTCCTGATGATGGCGCTATCGACGTTGCTGGTGGTGGTTTCTTTGGACAAGTTTTAGATACCGATGGTCGTGAAAAAACAGAACTAGATTTAATTCGAAGATATAGAGACATTGCACAACAACCAGAATGCGACAGTGCAATTGAGGATATTATAAACGAAGCAGTGACAGCTGATGAGGTATCACAATCGGTAACTCTTAGTACTGACAGGCTTCCATATCCAGACAAAATCAAAAGAGCAATCAGAAAAGAATTTGATACAGTATTATCCCTTATGGAATGGGAACAAAAAGGTCATGACATCATGCGTAGGTGGTATGTTGATGGTCGAGTTTTCTACCATAAAGTAATTGATACAAAAAATCCCAAACGAGGTATTGTTGACCTCCGTTATATTGATCCTATAAAAATTAAAAAAGCCAGACAGGTCAAAAAAGATAAAGACATAAAGACTGGCGTAGATATGATAACAAAAATTGATGAGTACTTTATCTATAATGAGAAAGGACTTTTCTCAGCAGGATACGGTGGAGCTAGTCAAGGATTGAAGATTGCAGCAGATGCAATTGCATATTGTCCTTCTGGTGTTATTGATCAGAACGGTGGTAAGGTTCTGTCTTATTTGCATAAGGCAATTAAACCTGTCAATCAATTACGTATGATTGAGGATGCATTGGTTATCTATCGTATCTCACGTGCTCCAGAACGTAGAATTTTTTACATTGATGTTGGTAATCTACCAAAGGTAAAAGCAGAACAGTATCTTAAAGACGTTATGAATCGTTACCGTAATAAATTAGTGTATGATGCATCTACTGGTGAGATTCGTGATGATAGAAATCAGATGAGTATGCTAGAAGATTTCTGGCTTCCACGGCGTGAAGGTGGTAGAGGTACAGAAATTACTACTTTAGCCGGTGGTCAAAATCTTGGTGAAATTGACGATATTGAATATTTCAGACAGAAATTATATCGTTCACTTAACGTTCCTATTTCTCGTTTAGAAGCAGAGAATCAATTTAGTATGGGACGTAGTAGTGATATTACTAGGGACGAACTAAAATTTACTAAATTTATTCAAAAGATCAGAAAGAAATTTACACCAATATTCACTGATATTTTAAAGACTCAGCTGTTGTTGAAGGGTATTATATCTTTGGATGATTGGGATGTGATGAAAGAACACATTCAATATGATTTCTTAAAAGATGGTCACTTTGCAGAACTAAAAGAAGCTGAACTTATTAATGATCGTATTCAAACACTAGATTCAATTCAGTCTTATATTGGTACATTCTTCAGTAAAGAATATGTTCTTAAACATGTTCTACGTATGAACGATACTCAGATTGATGAGATGAGAGATCAAATTGCTCGTGAACTTGAAAAAGACCCAATGGACGGTGGTATAAGTTTACCAGATGGTGGCGATGGTGTTACACGTTATCCAGAAGTTGGTGGCGCTCCTATTCCTGCTGATGATTATGGTAAGTTCCAAGGTGAAGAAGACCCAGAAGATGACTTGAAGAAAGCACAAGCTGCTCAAGCATTGGGTGCAGCTGATCAAGCAAAAGCAACTGCGAAAGCAACTGAAAATGGAGGAGATAAATAATGAGTAGAGAAATTATTGATGCGTTGTCTAATGGTAACAACGTAGAAGCAGAAACACAATTTAGTACTGCATTGTCTAGTAAAGTTGGAGATGCTTTAGAATCACAACGAAGAGAATTAGCTAAGACTTTTGTTAAAACAATGAGTGTAGAAAATGAAGAGGATTGAGGAAATCTATGAATCTACAGTTGTAGAGAGGGATGAACACAAGAAATCTAAACAATATAAGAAGCTTTCTCCTAAATTAAAGGATGCAGTGGACGATATATTCAAAAAAATGGATGCTAAACCTTCTGATTTCCTAAATAGTTTCGAGAAAACTATTACAGATATTTCAAGAAAATATAAAGTTCCTGAGAAAGAACTTCTTGGATATTTTGAAAAAGAAATGCTAGCTATCTAGGAGTAAAAAAATGGCTTTTGCTACAAGAACATTAAGAGACACACCTGTAGCAAATGCAGGCGATGGTGGATATGTCACCATCTTGGTTGATATCGAAGATGATACAACTGCAAATAATGCTATTCTAGATGCAAGTGCATTAGCTGGTCACGCAAATGGTGCAAAACTACATCTCAATCGTATTTGGTGGTCATTAGTACAGGGTACAGCAGATGACGATACAGGTCATGTAGAAATCATAGAAGTGGGTGCAGCTGCAAACAATTCACAAGATTCTACACAGTTTAGATGTGCTGGTACAGGACACTATGACGGAACTGCTAGTAAAATTGCAGGGACAGCCGTAAACACTACTGCAAGTTCTGGTGATCATGAAGCTAGTTGTTTCGGTACATCTGGTACGATCATCATCGAATTTAAGAAAGACGAAAACTATACGTCATAGGGGATATGAGATGCAGACCGTAAAATTATTTTCAGAATCCGTTGAAGAGGTGGAGTATATCACCGAAGAAAAAGAAGGCGGAAAGAAAGAATACAAAATTAGAGGCATTTTCATGCAGGCTGATATCAAGAACCGTAATGGTCGAGTATATCCTATGGAAATCCTTAATAACGAAGTTACTAAGTATAACAAGAATTTTATCAAAGAAAATCGTGCCTTTGGGGAACTGGGACATCCAGACGGACCAACCGTCAATTTGGAACGAGTGTCCCACATGATCACTTCTTTGACCCCTGATGGTAAAAATTTCATTGGTGAGGCAAAAATTATGGCCACACCAATGGGTGAGATTGTTAAGAACCTCATGGATGAAGGTGCTAAGTTAGGCGTTTCATCTAGGGGCATGGGAAGTTTGGACCAAAAAAATGGTGCTAACTATGTGAGAGATGATTTTTACCTTGCAACAGCTGCTGATATTGTTGCCGATCCTTCTGCCCCTAATGCTTTTGTTGAGGGTATTATGGAAGGTAAAGAGTGGGTTTGGAACCACGGATCGTTAGTTGAAGCACACGTTGCTAAGTTAAAAACAGAATTTGACGTTAAAACCCGTCAAAGAGAGGCGAACAAAGAAGCTTTAGAGTTCGCTAAATTCCTCAAAATGTTGTAAAGTATAAATAATATAATTGCAAAAGGAGACATTCCATGTCCGAATTAGAACAAACAATTGAGGAGCTTGAAGCAGAGGTATTGGCGGAACTAGAAGAAGCCAGTCAACCATCCGATTCGGGTGGAAAAGCAGATGCTCCCAAAAAAGTAAAAGATGAGGTCAACGACGAAGAAGACCTCGGCGGTGCAGAACCCGAAGCAAAAGTAGAGAAGGGTGCTGACGAAGATCGTAAAGAAAAAGAACTTGGTAAGAAAGCATCTGCTTCTGCTAAAGCTGTTTCTGGTGATGCACAACAGAAAAGTGCTGGTAAATCTGATGGTCCTCAGAAGCTTGCTGCATCTCACGAACCAGAAGAAGGTGAAGTTGTTTCAGAAGCAAAACTTACTAAAGCACAGGCAATCGAACAGATTGGTAAGATGAAGAAGTCTGAAATCGAAGAGATGCTTGCTTCTCATGCTTCTAAACTTGCTGAAGCTGGTAAAGCTCAGACTGAAGAAGAACTTGAAAAACTTCAAGCTGAGAAAGATGCTATCGAAGAGAAAATTAAGTCAATTAACGTTGCAGAAGATGTTGATGCTCTAATGGCTGGTGAAGACCTCTCCGAAGAATTTAAAGAAAAGGCTGCAACAATTTTTGAGGCAGCTGTTAAATCTAAGATACGTAGTGAAGTTGTGCGAATGGAAGAAGGCTACAGTGTTGCTCTTGATGAAGCTACTGATACAATAAAAGAAGAATTGTCAACTAAAGTTGATAACTATCTTGGTTACGTTGTTGAAGAGTGGATGAAGGAGAATGAACTTGCTGTTGAACGTGGTCTAAAAGGTGAAATCGCCGAGGACTTTATTGTTGGTCTAAAACAATTGTTTGAAGATCATTACATTGATGTTCCCGACGAAAAGTATGACGTTCTGGAAGCTCAAGCAGAAAAGATTGCTGAGTTAGAAGAAAAACTCAACGAAAAGATTGAAGAAAACGTTGAGAAAAGAAAAGTGGTTGAATCTCTAACAAGAGAACAGATTACCAGTGAAATTTCACATGATCTGGCTAGTACTGAAGTAGAGAAATTCAAGTCGCTTACAGAAGATGTTGATTTTGTTTCTGAAGATTCCTTCCGGGCCAAACTAGACACCTTGAAAGAAAGCTATTTCCCAAAAAGTCTTGGGGAAGCACAATCTTTCTTAATTGATGATGAGAATAGTGAGACTGCACAGGACATTGATACGACTGAAAGCATTCGTGCTTACATGTCGGCAATCAGTCGTACAAAGAGTGCATGATTTTTATAAATAACTGTAGAAAATAATAAGGAGAAACTCAATGTTTCAGACAGAACATCTACAAGAAAAGTGGGCGCCCGTCCTAGAACACCCCGATCTTCCTAAGATTGAGGATGCTTATAAACGTGCGGTCACAACCGTTATCCTAGAAAACCAAGAAAAAGCCATGAAAGAAGATGCAGGGTTCCTTTCGGAAGCTGCACCTACTAACTCCACTGGTGGTTCCATCTCAAACTGGGACCCAATTTTGATCTCGCTCGTTCGCCGTGCCATGCCTAACTTGATTGCGTATGACATTTGTGGTGTTCAGCCAATGACTGGTCCTACGGGTCTGATCTTCGCAATGCGTGCTTCCTTCATCTCTTCTGATGGTGCTGAAGCTCTTGTTGATGAAGCTCTTCCAGGCGGTCAAGGTAAATCTAACCAGAACGCCGCCGGTACAACTGGTGGTGGCGATGTTGGTGCCACAGAAACAAACCCTGCCGTTCTTAACGACAGTCCTTCTGCTGGTACTTACACAAGTGCAACTGGTATGACAACTGCTCAAGGTGAAGCGCTGGGTGATACATCCACAAACGCTTTTGCTGAGATGGCGTTCTCTATCGACAAGGCAACGGTTACTGCCGTTACCCGTGCTCTGAAAGCTGAGTACACGATGGAACTTGCTCAAGACCTTAAAGCGATCCACGGTTTGGACGCTGAGACAGAACTTGCTAACATTCTTAGTTCTGAAATTCTTGCTGAAATCAACCGTGAAGTTGTTCGCCGTGTTTATGTTGCTGCTGTTAAAGGCGCACAGGTTAATACGACAACTGCTGGTATCTTTGATCTCGACACCGACTCTAACGGTCGTTGGTCGGTTGAGAAGTTCAAGGGTTTGATGTTTGGTATCGAAAGAGATGCCAATGCGATTGGTCAACAGACTCGTCGTGGTAAAGGTAACATGCTGATGTGTTCTGCTGACGTTGCGTCTGCATTGCAAATGGCTGGTATCCTTGATTACACTCCGGCTCTTAACAACAACATGAATATTGATGACACAACGACAACGTTCGCTGGTGTTCTCAATGGTCGTTATAAAGTGTATGTTGATCCGTATGCTGCCAACGTTGCTGCAAGTCAGTACTACGTTGTTGGTTACAAGGGTTCTTCGCCTTATGACGCTGGCATGTTCTACTGCCCATACGTTCCGTTGCAAATGGTTCGTGCGGTTGGTGAGAATACGTTCCAACCGAAAATCGGGTTCAAGACTCGTTACGGAAAGGCTGCTAACCCATTCGCTCAGACTGCTGGTGCAGTTGCTGCGGGTGACACGCAGAACACCGATGCATCTATTGATGACGGTGCCAACGTTTACTATCGTCGGGTTAAAGTTACAAACCTTATGTAAAAATAAGAAACTTGACTACAAATTTGGGGAGGGCTTCGGCTCTCCCCTTTTTTTCATTATAAATAGTTATATGACAACTGCACTAGATAGACAACCAACTGTTCTGGACTATGCAAGCCCAACACAGTTTAAGTTTACAATTAATCAACTTCCAAAAGTTGAGTTCTTTACTGTAGCCGCAAATGTTCCCTCTGTTATTTTAGGAGAAAGTATATTTCCTACACCATTTAAACAAATTTCTATCGCTGGTGATGTATTAACCTATGATGCATTCAATATATCTTTTATTGCTGATGAAAAATTAGAGAACTTTATAACTCTTCATAACTGGTTAATCGGAATTGGTTTTCCACAATCTAGAAAACAATTTTCGGATTTTAGAGATACTACAGCTGAAAATTCTGCAAATGCCTCATCGAGTGCCGGTGTTACCTCTGCACAATTTATTACGTCAGATGCTACATTAACAGTGTTATCAAATCATAATAATCCTATTGTTGAATTTAGGTTTAAAGATATGTTTCCTGTAAGTATTGGTGAGTTGTCATACGATCAAGGTGCTACAGATGTTGACTACATAAGAGTAGATGCTTCATTTCAGTATCAACAGTATACTATACATACACTTATATGATGGAGAATAAATGGATAAGTTAAGTGAATTGCAGGCGGAAGCCAAAAAAGACCTTATTATATTAGATGACGAAGACCTACACCAACAATCCTACAAAAATCAAATCATCAAACCAAAATGGTTGGACTACAAGTCCAAATATCGACTACTTACATTTCAATTAAAGGCTGATCACAAGAGATTGTATCGCCAAAAATGGGAGTATTATGGTGGTAAATCTGATGCTAAAATTTATGCAGCCAAACCGTTTGATTTAAAAGTTCTAAAAACTGATCTTGGTGTTTATATAAATTCTGATGATGAAATAATTGATATAGAATTAAAGGTTGAGTATTATGAAACAGTAGTGCAATTTATCGAAGGTGTTATTAAGTCAATCGACAACCGCAGCTGGGATATCAAACACGCACAGGATTGGAAAAAATTCTTGGCTGGGGGATTCTGATGAAAGAGTGGATTGGATATTATAAGAATATTATAGATGATGCTGGATGTAAATCTATAATGAATTATCCTTGGGATTGGAACGCTTCAACTTATTCAAATAACAAAGGTGTTACCAATAACAGCGAAGAACGAGTTAGGATGGATGAATGTTGGTGTTATGATATTAATAAACCATATCCATTACTTAAAAAATCTGTTATTGAGGTTATGAACATATATGCACAAGAACAGAAAAGATTTTCCTGTGTTCATCATACAGATTTTAGACTAAACCGTTATGGAGTTGATGGTTTCATGTCGCCTCATTGTGACAACATTCATCACTCTCATGGACAGAAATATGGATATCCTCAAGCAACGGTTTTGTTTTTCTTAAATGATAATTATGAAGGTGGAGACTTTTATGTTGCAGAAAATAAATACAAACCCAAAGCCGGTTCTGCAATAATTTTCCCTTCAAACTTTATGTTTCCACATGAAGTAACAACGGTAACAAAGGGTGA